CCACGGAACAGGCACACCAACGGGTAATGCAGAGCCTTCTCCCAGACCAAGGTTTTCGAGAGCCGTTTTCACCGTGCCATCCGATTTGATATCGCCAAACGGATTCTTGCGGCTTAACAGCAGAGCACGAAGCGCGGTAAGCAACTGGTCGTTTCGCCCCTTCTCCAGGCTGGCACCGGACGCCTCCACAACGCTGCAAAGCTCCTCCTGCAACATGTCAAAGTAGTCATCATCCAGATCGGTGGCAGGCGTGCCGGTCTGGGGGTTACCACGGGTAAAACCGTTCTTACCCGCGCCGAACTTATCCTTCTGCGCGGTTTTCGTGTCTATACGATGCATGGATTACTCCGGATATTTAAAAATTACGTAGGTATGCGACGGGCAGAGTTTGTTAAGCACACACTCGACAACGGTGTCACCCCAGATACGCAGTGCGGAATCACAGGGATCGCCACATGTCATCCAGGTGGTGTTGGCGGCGGCTGGCATGTTGACCTGCCAGTAATACCGCCATTCCGGCGCATTCACCGCGTCAGTACAGGCCGATGAGCAGGTGAAAGTGCTTTTATCGTATCGCGTGATGGTGGCGTCTGGTCTGCCCAGAGCAGCAAGCTGTGCAAGATAAAAATCCTCGTTGATGCCACCCGCCAGGTTAACCTTCGCATCCAGCCGTTGCTGACGCTGGCGAAGGGTCTGTGTCCCTGCGGGAATACATTCATCCGGCAGGCCGCACAGACGCTCCCAGCGATTTATCAGTTCGGTGGTGGTGCGCGGATCCAGCTCCCGCATCAGGGCATCCGCACGCTGATGAACACGGGTTAATGACGGTGCCGCACCGGCAATCGCCGGATCGCTGGCTGACCACGCCGGACCGGGCGGCAGCAGTGCCGACAACAGACGGATGTAATCATCGTTTGTCACGTCCATGAAATCGTCCCCAGAACCGCCAGTTCATTTTTTGCAATGGAGATATTGTCCGCCGGAGCAAGCAACTGATGGCTGTATTCCCCGTTCGCACCGGAAATCGCTTCACTGATACGCGATACCTTCAGCTCTCCCTGCGGATAACCATCACGCAGCAGGAATGAACGCAACTCTGCGGTAATGGCAGCCCGTATTTCTGGTGTGTCCGGCGTCACGCGGATATGAAAATCCACCGTATGTGCCACCGGCCTGAATACATACAAATCAGAGCCTGCCACCGGGGCCAGTGGCACGATATGTTGTCTTGCTGCCGTTTCCGTTGATTCTTCCGGAATGGGATTAATCAGGTCACTGCTGGCAATCATCACACCGACAGTTCCCGTTCCCATCCAGTGACGGTATGTCCATGCGCGGGTAATGCCGGGCACTTCTTTAGCCCAGACGACATAGTCCCCGTCAGCCCCGCCCTGCGGCGTCCAGTAATACCGCTCAATGACGCGGGCGCGCCACGTTTCCAGCTCTTCAGTATCAAATCCGCCAGTCAGGGTGTCAGCCACACCGGAAGACGGCAGACCATTCACCGGCGTGACCAGGATTAATGCCGTACCGTCGTCAGCGTTACCGACCGCACCTGCACTTGAGCAGGCGATCGGCACGCGCAGGACACCACCGGAGCTGGTTGCATCGGCAGTTGCCGTGTACTGAACCAGGTCATCGCGCTGAATAACACTCCCGGCGGTCACCTTCAGGCCATCGCTGACACCTTCCCAGCGCATATACCCGCTGGCAGCCGTGGCCCCCTTGCGCGGACACCGTTTCATCGCAGCATGTCGCGCCAGCCAGGACTCATCGCACAGGTCAGGCAGCATGTTCATTGCCAGATAATCGATGTAACCGTAAACCGTATGCAGCGCCGCCGCATACACCTTTGCCCGCACGTCTTCATCCATGCGCCGGAGCGTGTCGCTGACGTCCAGCCTGGCGAATAAATCGTTACGGAGCATACTGATATTTTCTGCCAGCGTCGGGCGCTGAAATTCACTGTCCGCCATGCGTTATCGCACTCCACAGATCATCAAAAGAAATCATTACCGGTCCGTCACGACGCCAGAGAGTGATACTGTTACCCAGTTCATTAATCCCGGTGCGGCGGATATCCAGATCAATACGGGACACCACGCCGTCATCAATCATCCATTGCAGGCATTCGCGGATATACCCCCTTACCGTCTGCACCAGCTGATTGGTCAGTTTGCTGCGCTGAAGCAGCCACAGTCGGGAGCCGTAACGGTCATTCTGTACCGCAGGCCAGGTATCCCCCCACCATCCCATCGGGACGTCGGCATTGTCATCAGGCTCCGCCCGCCGCCAGGTAAACAGGGAAATCACCACGGCGCGGGTCAGCGGATCCAGCGGTGCGCTGGCGCAGGTGCGTTTACCGTTCACCGTCAGCCACAGTTCCATCATGCCTCCATCGCTTTATCAGGTTTGTCGGTGTTACTGCCCTGACCGTTCTCTCTGTGACGATGCCCGTTATAGGCAAGCCGCATCGCTGACATGGTGGTGCCGCCGGAGTCGCACAGGTCTTTCACCTGTCCTGTCACTTCCAGGTCCATTTCAAAACGTGCTTTAGGTGAATTGCGAAACGTGATCGTTTTACCAGCACCGTCCACCACGATCCCCTCCCGGGTCAGCGTCACGGACTGCCCCTGATCGTCATAGACAGCCACCTCACCCGTCTGCAGCCCTTTCAGGCGGTAGCGCCGGTCCGACACCGTAACAACCACCGCATGAGAACGGTCGCCATCCGGAAACAACACCACCGCTTCCGCACCGCTGTTTGCCCTTGCGGTAAAACCGTAGGGTTCAAGATGTTCAACCCCGGCTTTGGGTTCACCGGCAATCAGGGACACATCCACGGTCTGACATTTCGTGGCGGCACTGATGCTTTTCACCACTGCCCGCCCAATCAGGCCGAGGAGTTGTCGCTGCATGGCTTCAATCGTCCTCATCAGAACGGGTCCTCCTGTACTCTGGCTTTTTTCTTTTTCCGCGCGCCGGGGGCTTCGGGTTCAGGCAGATAAGCATCAGGTGGGCCGACACGGATTTCCGTCAGGGTGCCGTTCTGGTCCTGAGTAAACGTGACTTCCGAGACAAGCAGTTCGGTATTGTCGAAACCACAGACCGGATCGAAGACAATCACCCGCTGGTTGGGCTGCCACAGCGTACCGTTACCCTGTCGCCAGCCCTGCACCACATAGGTGGTTTCATCCGTCCGCGCCGCCCGTTGTCGGGCTTCAAAGTCAGCACGCGCAATACAGCCTGCCCCCGTGGCCTGCCCTGTCTGCCTGATATACATCGGACGGTAACGGGCAATAAATGCGTCCTCTGTGCGGGCCCGCAGCGCGGTGGTGGTGGCCTCACCGAAATCATCGTCGTTTCCGGCACGCTGCCCCGCCACCTGGTAAACAGAAAACCGCTCCCGGATACTCTTCTCCGTATCGCAGGAAAGGATGTTTTCCCCGAGTACCAGCGCAGTATGTGCCCGCGTTGAGCTAATACCGCTAATCACCAGCCTGCCGTGCGGGTCGTCGTAAGCCAGTGCCTGCTGCTGACCGAGTATTTTGTTGATCACCTCAATCACCGTTTCGCCGTGATCAGGCTGGACGTCAGGAATAACACCCGACGGCGCACCGTTGTTCACCACCTCAATGCCGAAAGGCGCAGCAAGCGCCTGCGCAATCTGTACCAGCGATCGTCCGTTAAACTGTGTAGGTTCGGCTGCACAGTCAATCAGGTCAGCGGTCAGACTGCGTCCGGCAATACCGGTGCTGACCGAACGGGCATCGTAACGAACGGGCGTCGCCTCCACCCAGCCGGTGATCACCAGCTCATCACCAATCAGCACCTCCACTTTTGAACCGTTTTTAATGCGCGGCTGAAGCGTGGTAATACCCTCATCTCCCGGCCACTGGCGGGTGATCTCCACACTGAAATCCCGCGCCAGCCGTTCAATACCGGCACCGATGCGCACCGATGTCCAGCCATTCCACTCCCGGCCATTTACCCGTAGCGTGACATTGTCGTTCATTGCACTGGCACCTTCAGATGGATCACCGGCACAAAGCCGGGATGCGTAATGGCATTACGCCGGATAATGTCCGCGTCACGCGCCGCGTTATCAAACCAGGTCGCCGCCAGCACCAGCGCGGGTAAAACCTCATCCGGTGTGCGCTGAATGATCCGTGCAGACTGTTCAAGGCGCGTGTTGATATCCGCATTCAGATCTGCTTTCACCCGGCGCAGCGCCAGAAACAGCGCATCACTGGTTGTACGGGACAACTCCTTATCAATTGCCGTATTCAGTGTGTCGCGAATGTCAGTCAGTTCTTCCCACGTTGGCAGATCAACCGTGTTTTTCACCGCTGGTGCATTGTCCAGTGCCGGATGCGTGACGGAAGGCCAGCCGGTGCTCTGCGCGGGTGTTGTTGACGGCCCCACTGCGGAATTCTGCATCACCGCGGAAGTTGTTGGCGCAGGCAATAGGGTGACGGCATACGCCGCTTCGCTGATTGCGGTCGTACGAAGGGTGCTGGCAACCACGTTACGCTGCTGCGTCGCCGTGGCGGTGGTTTTACTGTCCGTTTTCCAGACGCCGCGCGGTTGCAGATCGCTGCCGAGGCTGACACCGGAAAGCGTTTTGATCATGGTGACCAGGTCGCTGGTGTTACCATAAAGGCGTTTCCCGGTACGCCACATTTTCTGCACCTGCTCAACGAAATTTTTGCCTGACGATGGCGGCGGCAGAAGTACCGAGATATCCCCCTGCAACAGCCTGGCGGCATCCGATACGGCAGAATCCACCACTTTCATCGCATCAGAAACATACCCCAGCATTATGCTGGCATTACCGATAACGTCGTTCTGCACGAAATCCGCCACACCATCGATACTGAAACCGCTGAAGCTGTCACTGATGCAGTCATCCAGTGCAGAACAGGATGACATCAGCGTCTGCGCCGTCGCCGCACCTGATGTGGGGTAAGAGAGTTCTCCCGCTTCGACAAACTTCAGGTCAAAGCGGACAATACGCCCTTCACTCTTCGATGTGCTGACCCGAACTTCCCCGTCAACACAGACTTTCAGCTCACCGTATGTCGGATGGACAAGCGTGCCGGGACCGGGTTTATTCAGCGCCTCAATCAGGCGATCGCGCTGGTCAAAGCAGTCATCTCCCACCACATAAGCCGTGATGGACGGGCGGAAAGTGACTTTTCCCAGATCTTCGGTATAGGGTTTGTCGCGGTTCGGATATTCGTGTGTTTCCACACGACGGCCGGTTCCCGCACTTTCTTCTTCAACTTTAAACGGTACGCCGCGAAATGACGCGTCCTGAAGTCTGTCACGCCAGCCTGAAGACGACGAAAGTAATGAAGGTCGGGTGGGAAATGAGGATAAATCCATAGACTGACCTCAAAAAGGACTGCATTATCGTGGAAAACGAAAAGGGGAATACCCCACATCGTGCGTGATTTTCATCAGGGGATCGGCTTTGCCCGGTACATCAATTATCTTCATACCTGGCGGAGCATTCTCGAACGTGACTTTCAGCTCGCTGTGCTGTGTCATGGAAGAAGATGGATTCAACAGCGGAACATTGGGTTTGTACTGACTCAGACTGGCCTGATACTGCTCGTACTCTTTACGATCAAAAAAAGGCGTCCAGTCTGAAGCCAGAAACAGCCCTTTATTATCCAGCCAGTTAACCGTATCTTCAGAAACAACACTTTCCAGAGTATCTTTAACCGGCTCATACATCAGGGTTCCCAGAAAACCATATACCCCGGCCTTCCCGATAAAGCCGCGGCCTTTCCCCATCAATCCCGTTTCTGCCGATACCTTCCCCAGCGTACGCATCTCTCTGGTCACTGCGGTAATGGATTTGGTAACGTCAGCAACCCATTTGGTTGCCATAAACAGGGCAATCGCTTTCAGAACAGTTTCCCATCCCCCCATCACCTGCGCCGTTTCATCCACCACGTGCCAGACTTTTTTTATGACAGGACCTACGGTTTCCCAGTTATCAATAATGAGGTAAGCGCCACCAACCAGAAGAGCAATCAGCCCCTTAGCAGGCGTCATATTCATCACACCGCCGAGAACTTTCATGATTCTGGACAAAGAGCCTGCAGCGGCCCCCACTGTCAGTAAAGCCAGACCGATTTTAGCAATGGTCTTAACGAGCTCCGGGTTTTCACGGACAAACGTTCTCACTTCCTCAAGGAGCGGTTTTACCGCTTCAAGACCATCATTAACCTCAGGAAGAAACGTTTCCCCCAGAGTGGAAGAAATGGCATCAAGTTGATTTTGCAGAAGTAAAAGCTGGTTTTCCGTCGTCGCTGCCCTCGAAGCATATTCCTTCTGCATCGAACTGCCATACTGCTGGGAATCCGCAACCCGCCTGAAGTTGGTACGCAACAAATCAAGGTTAGTCAGCAGAGGTGCTATCGCACCTGCGGATTCACTCCCGAACAGGACATTCAGCACAGCGGCCTGTTTTTCTTTCGGTACCTTAGCCATCGCATCCAGCACATGCAGCATGGCCCCCTTGGCATCCTTCTGCATATCTGCGGCTAACGTTTTCGGATTGATCCGCAGAAAACGTAACGCCTGTTTCTGCGATTTTGTCGCGGAATTGCCCTTCGTCAGGGAAAGCATGAAGTTCTTGATCCCTGTGGCGGCAATTTCTGACTCCACGCCCATCCCGGCAATGGTTGCCCCCATTGCCGCGATTTCGCCGGAAGCCACACCTGCAACACCACCTAAAGGACCAATACGCGTAACAATATCGGAGATTTTCTTCGCATTCGCCGGGCCGGTATTACCAAGGTAGTTGATTTTGTCAGCCAGCCCGGCCACTTCATCCTGCGTCATATTAAACGCAGTACGCCACTGGGCCATCATCTGCCCGGACTCTTCAGCCGTGGTATCAAAGGCCACGCCCATCTTCACCGCATCAGTGGCAAACTGCATCAGTTCATCGCGTGCAATCCCGGCCTGACCGCCAGCCGCCACAATTTCCGCGATCCCGTCTGCAGACATGGGAAGCTCAGTAGACAAAGCGCGTACCTGCTCCGTCATGGCCTTAAACGCATCCGGCGTATCCAGACCGTCCACCACTTTGCGGACATCAGCCATCTTCGATTCAAGGGTGATGGCTGATTTTACAGGGAGTGCCAGTGCCCCCATTATTGCAGTACCCGCCCCGGCAGCGCCCAGAGCAAGGCTGGAGACTTCTTTCTGAAACCCCTTAAGCTGACGCTGCATACCTTTAAGCGGGCCGGATAGCCTGTCAACGGCGGTGATGATGGCTTTCAGCTGAAAATTATCAGCCATGATTCATCTCCTCATTTATACGGACGGCCTCTGCCTCCAGATCAGCAAAGTGGGAAATAGCCGTCCGGCGAAGTTCAAGGGGGTTTAATTTCCAGAACCACGCGACATTGTAGAATCGCTTCCGGAGGTCTCTTCCGTCTCCAAGCCGGTAAAAAAACGCATTACAATCATGCCTGCCTTGAAAATATCCAGCTTCGTCATCTGCGCTGCAGACGAGCGCGGGATCCCGGCCAGAAGCGGGATATATTTCAGCGCCACCTGACTGTCCATTTTCATACCACCATCAGGCGAAACAGAGAAAGGGAACCCCAGCGCCTCAATCTCGTCATACGTAGGCTCACGTATTTCCAGCACATGCAGTGTTTCTTTGTGGGCGATGATCGGTTTTTTAAGTACAAGCTCAATCACTGGTAATCCCCTTCTTCACCGTGGAACTCAAGATCAACCGTGCCTTCTTCGGCATTATGGTTCGCTTCACCGTGCAGCCAGGCAGACGACAATACATAGACCTGACCGTTCGCCAGCTCGGCAGTGATGGTCATCTCATCAGACGAGGTGATTTTGCTCACCGGAAAATTCTTCGGCACCTTGAAGGTCCCTTTGACATAAGGTGCACGGTGAGTTTCCTTGCGGTCCACTGAACCGTCCAGGCCGATGATGTCATCATTAACCGTCCTGTTCATGGGCACCTCAATGCCGCCGGTCAGCGATAGCTGCTGACCGTCAATTTTGAAATAACAGGTTCCCCCGATACGGGCCATTATGCAGACTCCTCTGAATACTGAAGACGGAACTGGTTAACCACGGCAAAGACACGCAACTGGTTAACATAGTCAGGCGGGAACAGCGTGTTCAGGCGGTTCGGATCGCTGGCATCACGCTCCACAACCAGGTACTGCTTAAACAGTTCGTAGTTTTCCACGATCCCCGCACGCTCAAGCTGACGGTAGGTTGCCAGCAGTTCCCCTTTGATCACCGCCGGGGTGACAATCGCCTGACCGGGACCAAAGCGGGTACCGTCACTGGCAAGCTTGTGACGCCCGTACTTACTGGTAATGACGGATTTCAGTTTGCGCAGTACATACGCGCTGGTATGCAGCGTCTCACTGTCGAGGTAGCTGTTATCCGCAACCCCGTAAGCGTTTTTCCTGTACGTGGTGACATCACGCTGAATGCGTAGTACCCCGCTTTCGACATACGCCGTTGCCACGCCATGAGACAGCAGGGTCTGTTGTTCGGTCATCGTGAACCGTTTCCCCTTCGGCGCAGGCAGCATACCCACCAGCTCACCGGTCTGCGTGGGACGTGCCGGATCGTTGCGAATAAACACCGCTGCGCGGGCGGTACGGCTTGCCGCCAGCTCGTCGGCAGGTGTCTGGGTCTCTTTTTCGTACCCCGCCAGGGTAATGTGCTGCTGGTTAAACTGATCACCTGCGGTCACCAGTTCTGACAGCGTGCCGATCTTTGCCGTATACACATGACCATACAGCTGACGCGCATAGCTCCAGCGACCGCTGGTATCGTTCATCTCGGTCACCAGCGTGTTAACGGAGGCAGTGTCGTTGAACGGCAGACCGATATAATCAAACGGCTCATCCGCCATTGCAGCCACCGCGCCGGTGAGAACAGGAGCGCCCGTTCCGGCGGTCCCCGCCGCCACGGCAATCTGTACGCCCGCTGGCAGCACTTCGCCCCCACCAAAGCCGTAGTAATTGAGGCTGACAGGAATTTCATTCCCGCAAAGCCCCTTATGACGCGCGGTCAGCGTGACCACGCCTGCCGAAGATGAGGCCGTAAACGGCAGGGCCGGAACGGCATTGATGGCATCCTTGATACTGCTGGCAATCGTCGCGACGTTATCGCCGTTGGTCACCGGTGCCTGCACGCGGGTACGTCCCACATAAACATTTACCGTGCCGGTTTCGGTTGCCGCCCCGGTCACCGTCAGCGTAACCGTTGCCGCCGCGCCCGTGGATTCAGGAACGGCAATCACATACAGTTCACCAAACGGGTCGGTCTGGCGATAAGCCTCGACCATACGCGCCAGCTGACTTCCCGCACCACAAATCTGGCGTGCATAGTCTGCCGACGGCATCAGCACCAGACTGTTGGCAACAATCTCTGCACCGTTATTGGCATGACCAATCAGCAGTGATGCTCCGCTGTCCTGTGCAGTATTCGCCGCCTGGTTATCCATTTCCGCATAAAAAATCGGAACCAGCGTATTCGACGGAATGGTGTTAAAGCTTATCGTCATCGGTATTCACCTTTTCATTCACGCGCCGGATATCACCCACTGCTTCACGGCGCAGCCAGTAGTTGTTCTCATCAACATTTCGCCCCTCGGCGGGCAAAAGGTCGCCGCGGGCAGGGTCAGGTACTGACCGCCCTTTAACAGGTTTCACAAACATGATGATCCTCAGGAAGGAAGGGTTATTTCGGTGTGATGTTCGATATCGCCGTCGGGCCCGTTACCGGGATCGAGATAATCAACATCAATCGCCAGCGTTCGCAGTTCATCCAGACTGTTCAGGTCATCCTGCTGGCGGGTATCGTCTTCAGTCAGCTCGCTGATGACCGAAAAATCGAACTGATAAATCAGCTCATGACGATTCAGATCCAGCAGCGTGCCGCCGTCATAGGTAATCGGGTTACCGCACGCTTCCGGGTTCCAGCCCAGCAGGGCCTTAAAGAGCATCTGCCGGACATCGTCCACCACATCATACGAGGCAAACTGACCGCGCTCATCACGCCCGTTACTCAGTATGACAACCACGGAGAAACCCTCTTTCAGCTCCTGCCAGTAGTCGGTCTGGCTTTTGTTTTCTCCCGGAGAATCATCCCCCGGTACCACATATGCCGCCGGGAGTTTCAGCTTTCCGACCTCCGGCAGATTTTTGAACTGGGCCGCGCCTGCCACCCGGTTTTCAAAATACGGGCAGCGGGCACGCAGCGCAGCAATAACAGGAGTCAGTTTCATGTTTTTTTCCTTCTTACAGGACGTAATGACCGCTGTAACTCACGGGACAGTAACTTTTGTGTCCAGTAACGACGCTGGTCGATGACATCAGCCATAAAGTTATTACGTGGTGCCAGCCGCCAGCGGGATGAATGCTGCTTTTTCTGGCGCTTATCCTTTTTGCTCATCCCGTATGCGGCATGACGCACACCGTAATACAGAAACGCCGGATAATACGCAGAACCTTCAGGAAAACGCCGGTTACCCTGCCCGTTTTTCTGGTTAGGGGAAATCCTGACCATCAGGCCAGAACGACGGGAGCTTTTACGGGGGACGTAATAACCTATAGAACGCGCAAGTCGTCCGGTCTGATAGCCGGGGTTTTCACCTGGAGCAGACCGACCACGTCGCATCACCAGCCGCCGGGCATCACGCATATAGACACGCCCGATTTGAACAAATGCCCTTCGGAGCCTAGCACGGTTAAACTCCATCTCCTCCGGTTGTTTGAAATCAACGTGTAAAAATGCTGTCTGATCCACTGCGTCCTCCCATTTGTTCTTCGGCACCCAGTTCCGTACACTCCAGCAGCAGAAAGCGCCGCGCCCCGTTCAGATCACGCTGACGTTTCACCCGGTACACACTGTCATCACAGACCACCTCATAATCAGCAGTGATCCCCCAGCGGTAGCGAATGGTGATGTAATGGGTGATGGCGTCTCCGATCTGCGCGGTTTCCTGCCAGGTGGTGGCACTGGTCTGGATAACCTTCGCCCATGCCCGGAACGCAACCGGGTATTGAGGCTCCACGCCAAAGTTATCCGCGGGCATATCCACCCGCTGGCGGATCAGGACACGTTTATTCAGTTCGCCGGGGTCCGGCAGAATGTAGGTTGCGCTGGTCTGCGCCTGACGAATTTTCATAGTGGTATAAGGCGATAAGGAGCAACCAACCAGTTAAAACTCATTGGCAACTCCATTTTCTCAACGTCTGTAACCGTTGAGCGGTTTTCGTAGAAATGGCTGACAAGTAGCAGGAGCGCCAGCTTCACATCATCAGATATCACAAGCCCATCAGGATCATCCGCAGGCCTGTCATCTGCGGTTGCATACAACGTACGGTTAAGGAAGTTTTCCGTCCGACTCTGAGCGGCCTTCCCAAGCAGTTCAAGCAACTCATCTTCATCAGAGAAATCATCATCCAGACGAAGCTGAAGCTTAATCTCTTCCATTTTTAACAGCATAAAACCTCCTGTGCCCGCCAGAACGCGGGCACAAAAAAACCGCATTACGCGGCGTGCTGTATTACGTAAAAAGACTAATCAACCACCAACGCTACCTTTCCCCACCAGCGCTTTAATGGCAGAGGTGTCTTCCAGGATACAGTCAAAACGATGGAAGGCCAGAAAACCGGTCTGATCATATTCCGCGTAACGCTCAACCAGACGTTTAAGAATCATGTATCGCACACGACGGATAATGAAGCGATCAAAGTCACCACAGAACATGAATTTTTTACCCGCCCCGATATCATCAATTTCCTGATCAATGACATACGGTACATTCAACACTGAAGCAGGTGCCACACCAACAATATCCGGCAACCATAAAGGGCGTCCCTGACCGTCTTCCATCTCACTGATCAGTTTCAGCGTATTATCGTTAAACGCCAGGCGGAATTTCGGTCCGCGACGATATGCAGGATCAATGCTGTGTTTCAGAGCCAGAATTTCCTGCCATTTCACCGCATTTGCCGCGGCAGTCTGTGTTGTGCCGGTCACTGATGCTGCCAGCCCTTTGGGTTGTTTAGGCGTACCAGCACCAGTTCCCTGAATCAGATAACGGGCTTCACCACGACCAATACGTTCAGCAATGCGACGGGCAAGATAAGCTTCCATATCGATCGCGCTGTCCTGCAACAACTCATTAGACACACGAATGATTTTCGATGTCATTTTGAGCGCCCCAAGGCTTCCCATACCGAAATCGGTGTCTTCTTCACCGGCTTCTTCATTTTCGCCCAGCAGAACACCAACTTCGGAAGTACCATCAGCTGTTGCCCACTCCATAGTGCGACCGTCAGAAGTGGTCAGAATCTGCGCCACACTGGCGATGCCACCGTAGGATTTCATCTTCTCAACAACTTTCGCCAGGAATGTTTCTGGTACGGTATATCCGCCCTTTTCATCCTGAGCTACACCCTGAGCACGAAGTTCACGCAACGCCTTTCGTTCTTCTGATGTCAGCTCACTGGCACCGTGACGCATCCACTTATCAAAAACCTGAGCTCGTTTCTCATCCTGTTGCGGATTGTTTTCCGGATCAAGATTCTGACGCTGCTCTTCCTCATTGCTTTCAATGTACGCCTGATCCTGACGACGCAGTTCTTCTTCGCGTGCAATTCGTTCATCAAGCGCTTCCAGTTCGGATTTTGCTTTGTTCCACTCAGTGCGCTGCTCTTCCGTCCATGCGTTATCACCAATTTTTTCATTCAGGGCACGCATGTCAGTTGCGATAGTATTACGTTTCTGTTTCAGTTCATGCAGTTTCATGATGTTTCCTTTACGCGTTAAGAAGGGTCAGGACGCGTTCACGCGCCATACGTTGATTAATGGCTTTCTGTAGCGCGCCGCTGTTGCGCGCCTCCTGCCATGCTTTCATGGAGCGAACAGCCGAGTCAGCCTCCTGATAGGCAGGATATGTCACAGGACTGACATCCAGCAGACGGGAAAAGCGGGTTATCTCGCGAATAACAACCCCATCCTCATCCTGATACCACTCCTCACCGTCACGGGCGACACGGAAAGCGAAAGATGACTGGTTAATATCTCCACGTTGCATCGGGGCCAGCACCAGATCACGAATGGTCTGTGTCTCCGGAGCCTGGATGTCATAGCGTAATCCGCGCTCATCAACTGAAAGATTCAGCGTGCCTGCTGCACTACGCCCAAGAATAAAATTAGGATCGTGGTTAAACAGTGCGCGTACATCATCACCAAGCACATCGTCAAAAGCGCCGGGCCGGATGATTTCGCGGAATGAACCGAATATCAGCTCAGAACGACAGTCAAACACCGATCCATAACCGATAATGTGCGCCGGGTTATCGTCATGCCTCTCAGCACGCACCTCACCGCTGTAACAACGGATTTCACGGTCATTCATTGGTTTTTCCCTCATCATTTTTTGGGGGCTTAAAATCTCCTGCCGGGTTAGCAGCATTCACGCTTACCAGCATCTCATCCAGCCCTTCAACCGGATTCATATCCTCGAATGCGCGGGCCTCATTACGGCTCATCCATCCATCGGTAATAGCGAAGTGATAGAATTGCGCGCGCTCCTGCGGAGTTCCGCGTAAAAGCCCCGTCAGATTGAACCTGACGTAATACCCGGCGGCTAACTCAGCGCGGGTAAACAAGCGACGGTTAAGCTCCTGCTCCCAGTTCGTCACCCACGGCATCATCGTGTAGCGGACAAACTGAATCGCCTGCGCAGAAATATTGGAGAAGGTGGCTTTTTCGAGGTCATTAATCATGTGCGCAGGAATATTGAAAATACCGGCGATCATTGAACGGTTCAGCTTCATCATGTCAATGATCTGAGCGTCAACTGGCGACACAGTCAGTGCCTTGTAATCCAGATCGGCTGGCAGCAGCATGGTTTTGTTTTCCTGGCGGCGTAACGCCTGCGATGCCTTCTGCCACTGATCTTTAAGCCAGCCCCAGCTTTCCTTATTGAGTCCGCTTTTAACGGATACTATCCCCGCCGGACGGGCATTACCGCTGAAGAAGCTTTCTGTGTACTTCTGACCGCTCATCCCCATGCCTATTGTTTCGGCATGTTGCATAATCGGACTCAGCCCCATCTTCTGATTATTACCCAGCGCACGGATGTGGATCATATCGTCCGGACTGATCGCAAACGCCCCATATTCGTTGTACAAACCGTAGGTATATCGGCCACCAGTATTCATCAGCGTCGTTTCCCACGGCATACAGCAATCCAGGGATATGACTTCACCGCGACGATTACGTTTCACCCAGGTATACCCATTCCCCCAGCCAAGGATGTGACGTTGCTTCAGTTCGCGCCATTTGTAGCTGGTTTGCCAGGTATTGGGCTCATCATGAACCAGATAAAACGCCGGATGATCGCGTGCGGGTTCAACCTTCCCCTTGTGCCTGCGCATAACATGCAACGGCATCTGGGCAAGGCTGGAAGACAGGACATAGATACAGGAATACACCGCAGCCAGTTTCATCGCAGTCTCAGGACTGACATAAACGTCTGCCCGGAACAGCCCATCAGTATCAACGGCATCACCGGTTATCGGGGTGGAAGGATTCTCCAGTGATTTACTTCTGAACAGAGCATCAAGCAGCACGCGTCCCCCTTCTGGCCATAGCCAGTGCGCCCACCAGCAGTAAAGCACCGGACAAAATCAGAGCCGGAGCCATACCAAACTGCAGGTAAACCCCGCACGTAAGCAGGCCAAAACCAGCCAGCCCGATAACATCAGCAATTAGTGATTTCATAGAATTAAGAGATCATCGTCCGGATCAAGAGATGAGAGGAAATCGTCAGGTTCTTTGAGCATTGCCCGACCGATCGTCATAATCAGTGCAACCGCACCATCGATTTTGTTTTCCGCCTGCTCCTTGACGGGCTTCACTAAATCATCGTTACCAGGCATGTTTTTGCCGACCACATTGCCGATACACCAGGTCATGATGGGATTGCCGTCATGATGAAAGCGCCCCGATTCAATCGCTGCTTCCAGCTCTTTCATCGGGTCGGACATATTGGCGAAGTTCTGGACGATAGTAACGGGATTCAGGTCTTCATCAGCAAGGTCATGTGACAGCCCGGTCGCCCCGAAAGGGTCGATGGGTGACTCACTGACCGGGCTGATTTTGTTCGCCGCTTTGGCCTCTTCGAGGATGTAGCGATAATCCACCTCTGCACCATCGGTAACGATCAGGACGCCCATTTCCACCCATTTCTGAAAGCGTTCGGCTGTCCGGCGATCTTCATTTTTCTCGACGCTGTACACCGTGTCATACGGTACCCAGAAGCGCGGGGCCACACTGTAGTAATGCGTTTTACCGTCAATCTCGCGGGTATAAAGTCGCGCCATGCTGTTCATATCCAGCTTACGCGCCAGGTCAAAGGCCAGAATGCACGGTTGCCCCTCGAACTGCTCAAGGGTCAGTGATTTATCCTCGCAGCTCTGCCAGCTCACCAGATTGAAATAAGCCGAACGCGCCGACACCCAGATATTGAGGTGTTTTGTTTTAAAGACGTTTGCCAGGCGGGCGTTATTTTTCGCACGCTGCTGCTGACTTAACAAAAATTCGCGATAAACCGACACGCCAATATTTGGATTGGCTTTTTCCAGCACCTGCGGGTCGGTCCAGTCGTCACCTTCGTCAACGGTATAGATGATCCCGAACAGTTCATCGTTAGGCACCGAGCCGTTGAGCATCTCGATGACTTCCCGCCGCTTGTCGTAGCACGGCCCCTCAATGTTGTACCCGGCGGTGGTGATGGCCCACATCAGTGGCTGACGTCGCGCCCCCATCCCGGTAAGCATCGTGGTGTAAAGCGCATCGGTGGCGTGCTCGTGATATTCATCCACCACCGCACAGTGGGGTGATGAACCATCACCGGGGTTACCGATCAGCGGTTCAAACCGCGCGCCATCCTCCGGACGGTTCATGTTTGAAGCGTTAACCTCAATCCCGAACGCTTCCGTCAGCATGGGTGTGCGTTTACACATCAGTCGCGCCGGGCGAAAGACTTCCCACGCCTGTTTCTCTGTCGTGGCACCGGAATACACTTCCGCGCCAAACTCGTTATCACAGGCAAAACAATACAGGGCAACACCGGCAGAGATTGCTGATTTGCCGTTCTTACGGGGGATTTCGGTATACACCTCCCGGAAGCGGCGCAACCGGGTGCCTTTATTGACCCAGCCAAACGCACAGCAGATCACAAATAGCTGCCACGGCTCCAGCGTGATGGGCATCCGTTTGAATGCCCACTCACCCTTGGTGTGCGGCAACAGCTGAATAAATTTCGCGGCCCGTTCAGCCAGGTCCTTGTCGAAGCGGTAACGAAACGACTTACTTTTTTCCGCCATCAGGTCATCAAGATGGCGCTGGCAGGCCTGAATCACAAACTGGCAGGCCACAATCTTTCCGCGCACGACATCACGGGCATACTGATTGGCAGCATTTACGTTGGGGTAAGATTTCCGGCTCATGATTCGATGATTTTCAGAAACGGGTTAGTGGCTTTCTTCTGCCCCGCCAGGCCAATCAGACGCTGGCGGCTGCTGGGGTCGAGTCCGAGCATTGCCCCCGTGCTGCTCATCTCGGACTCCTGTTCTTTTTTGGCGGTCAGCTCCGGATTTTTGACCATACCGCCCATTGCACCGGTGATGGTGTTGCCCTGTCTGGCAATATTTTTCACGGCACGTCGCCAGAACTCGTAGGCCACGCACCACCGCTCAAGCACCGCGAGGTCAGTCACGCACAGCAGGCCCTGACCGCAGAGTTCTTTAGTTGTCAGTTGCCACATGATCGTGGCGAGAGGGAGATCTTCTTCAGCGAACCACTCCGGTGGCTCAACACCTTTGATGGGCGTAAAAACAGGTTCATCTTTATTCAGGGCTCGCTTGCCGGGGTTTCCGGCCAGCGCCTTGCGCGCCGTTGGCTTGGGGCGACGCCCGGAACGCCCCGCCGTTCCAGCCATATGCGGCACTCCTGGTTAAATTTCATTTTTCGCGGGTATAAAAAAACGATGGGGCGGGCAGTCCGGAAGACGTCAGGATGCAGGGATTTGACCCGCCCCTCCCCTCAGACAGTTGAGAGTTATTATCACTTAAGCCGTTCACGGGCCGTCTTCGCCTTATGACACGGCCAGCACAGACTCTGCAGATTACTGTCGACATCAGTGCCGCCATGTGCTTTAGGGATGATGTGGTCAACGGTTTTCGCTTCACGCGCCACACCGGCACGCAGACATAACTGACACAGGCCTTTGTCACGTTGCAGCACACGCACACGGATAACATCCCACTTAGAACCATAACCGCGCTGATGACGGGATTGTCCTGACTTGTATTGCTTCCAGCCTTCGCTTTTGTGGCTTTCGCAGTAGCCTGACGGGTCTGTCGTGGTATTACGGCAGCCGCGAACGCGGCAGGCTTTTGGAGTTCGAGGGGGCATAAATATATTCCTGTTCTTTGTCCGGACTATTTGCCTACTGCCAGCAAAGCGTTACGGCGCATCTCGATACTTCGAATCCCCGCTTTGTCAATATTGCATTGTCCCAACGCCGAAAGCAGGCTCACATTCAGATCCAGACTGGCCCCATAGGTCAGCGGCTCGGGAATGACTGGCTGGGGAGTTTCAGTAGTCAGGCTTGCTGGCAACGGTACCGCCGGAATCGGTACGTAAACTGTTCGCGTACTTCCGCAACCGGTCAGCAGCGGCAGCAGGCACAGGACGTGAAGCACAATCATCATCCGCAACAGCCACTTTGATATCTTCCTGGGTTCTCTGTGACTCCAGTGTGATCTGCTGTTTTGCATGCTGGTTAGCCTCCAGAACTGTATTGACGATTTGCAGTGATTGCAGGACGTTATTGGTAATGACAGTTGCCGATTTGGCATTTTGTACAGCCTCATCAGCACGTTTCTTTTCGTGCTGATATTTGCTGTAGTAGTGGTTGGCAGACCAGATGAAAGAACCGATGACAGTAAAGAAGAATGCAGCGATAACCAGCTTATAGCTCAACTTCATTTACCACCCCACCAGCCTCTTTAAACCGGGAAATCAGATCACTGATTTTATGTTCATACTGACCATAACCTGCACCAGGTAACGACGCCCAGATATTGCTGCAACGATCGATAGCCTGACGGATATCACCGCGATCAATCATCGGTAAAGCGCCACGCTCCTTAATCTGCTGCAATGCCACAGCGTCCTGGCTTTTCGGAGAGAAGTCTTTCAGGCCAAGCTGCTTACGATAGGCATCCCACCAACGGGAAAGAAGCTGGTAACGTCCGGCGGCTGTTGATTTGAGTTTTGGGTTTAGCGTGACAAGTTTGCGAGGGTGATCGGAGTAATCAGTGAACAGTTCGCCACCAACAATAACATCATAACCGTGGTTACGTGTCGGTTGTCGCCCGTTATCCGTTCCTTCTGACCATGCCACCATATCCAGGAAAGCTTTACGCTGGGAATTTAGTGCCTGCATAAATTACTCCTTCGAGCTACCAAATTTGTTACCGATTACTCGCATTGCAGCCCCACGAATAGCATCGACACCGATCAGCCCCACGCCACCACCAATGGCAACAGAAAGCGATTTAGGCCATCCGACATATTCAAGAGCGGATGCAAAGGTCAGCGTCAGAGCGCCACAGAGCAAAATCTCGAGCGTTTTTCGTTTCCAGCCACCACCACCGCCAAAATAGGCGATGCGCAAACCAGCCATAACGATCGACATAATCACTGCACCCAGCGGTGTGTCTCCACGCCACCAGCTCTGAAACAACTCCAGCCAGTCCGGCCAGGTATTTGGGTTATGAGGCATTTCGTCATCTCTCACCTCGCGATATTTGCGGGTGCTGTGTTGGAAATAAAAAGGCCACGCAACGTGGCCACCAGAATTATTTCCCCACCAGTTCACTTACCTCTTTCACCGTCTGATTAAACCGCTCTGACTCAAGTTCAACACCTAACGCCCGACGCCCCAGCGCCATTGCTGCTTTTATTGTGGAACCGGATCCCATAAAGAAATCAGCAACCAGATCACCAGGTCGACTACTGGCATTGATTATTTGCCGGAGCATATCCGTCGGTTTCTCGCACGGATGTTTACCCGGGTAGAACTGAACGGGCTTATGCGTCCAGACATCGGTATAAGGCACGGAGACTGATACGGAGAAATAGCGCCGGAGAGATTTAAACTCATCCAGCAATTCAGAATATTTGCGATTCAGTGAATCATAAGATGCCACCAGCTGGTGGTGTGGTTGTTCCAGTTGTTGTTCCTGAAACTTCTCTGCCGCTATACGGGAAAACAGTGCCTGTAACTTCCGATAGTCAGCCTCATTCGGCAACTGCCACTGACTGGCACCAAACCAGTGGGAAACCATATTTTTCTTACCTGTGGCTTCGGCAATTTGTTTTGCCGTTATACCCAGTTCGGCACGAGCATCCCTGAAATACGATATCAGCGGTGCCATTATGTGCTGTTTGAGTTCCCTTTCTTTTGCCGCATAGCCGTCACTTTTGCCGCGATATGGCCCCTGGTAATGTTCAGCAAACAGAACGCGCTCTGTGGCAGGAAAATATGCGCGCAGACTTTCTTTATTACACCCATTCCAGCGTCCGGACGGCTTCGCCCAGATAATATGGTTCAGCACACTGAAGCGTTCACGCATCATGATTTCGATATCAGATGCCAGGCGATGACCACAGAACAGGTAAAGACTTCCGGCAGGTTTCAGCACCCGCCAGAACTGCGCCAGACACTGGTCCAGCCACTTCAGGTAATCTTCGTCCCCTTTCCACTGATTGTCCCAACCGTTAGGTTTCACCTTGAAGTAAGGCGGATCGGTAACAATCAGGTCAATGGAATCATCAGGCAGGGACTGAATAAAATGCAGGCAATCAGCGTTGATTAAATCAACACTGTTTATTTTTACAGTATTTTTCATGGATCAGTAAGCGTAACTCTGGTAGGCTCACTCTGCTTTTGCGCTAAAGCAGTGGGCCGTGGTTCGCTTGTGACCAGTAAGCATGAGCGAATGGCTGGCAGGTGCTACCAACACCCACCAGCCGCCCATTTTCACAGCAGGAAACCGCCATTACTGGCAGCGTCTGAATTTATTCCCGTACCCGCCGTTATCCTTCGCCAGACCCGCCAGAACTAACTGAGTCAGTATTAACTGGCACCGGGCTTCGCTTACTCCGGTAGTTCTCGTCATCATGCGTGGCGTTACCCACTTGTCAGCAGGTAAGAAATGAAGGACTGCGGCGGCGGTTTCTGTCATATCTTGCTGTTTTAGCATGTCTTTTTCCCTTCTGGTTAACATGACATACCAATAACTCTTGTCTAAAAATCCAGCAAGATAAAAAGTCAGTATTCACGACCACCAGCGTGTTTACTGTACTGCACCAAGTTTACAGGTACAAAAAACCCGCTCAGTGGCGGGTTCTTAAATCTTATCAACGGTAGACATACAAAGCCCATCGTTGGGAAAATCTTATCCATATTTTTTGAAAAATGCAAGCATCATGTCGCCATCTTCGGCGAAAATCATTTATCTTGTCACTTTTCTCAATTGTGTCTCTGCATATGCTTCTTCCTGCCAGCACTTTGTAACCAGTTTATCAATGACATCTGCATATCCTTTGTACCACTGATAATCCGTCAGATCCGGTACCAGCTTCTGGACATGATGCCGCGCCAGTGTGGTTGGTAAACGGCTAAACCGGTTTCCATTGCAACGCCCACAAACCTTATAAACAGGCGCACCATGAAGCCGGGTTCTTTTTTCATCCAGTACAATACCTTTCCCCTTACACCCTCTACACGCTGTGCTGACCTCTCCCTTACCATGACAATGCTGACATAGTTCCTTCACCCACTCTTCCTTGATAACAGATTCCCCGCTTCTGGAGTGTTTCACCACTTCGCGCAATACATTATGAAATCCAGTACCAGCACAATGCTCACAGCGAGCCTTACTTGCAGCAGACCTGGAATAATCAGCAAAGGCAAAATTCACAAGGTAAGGGATGATCTGTAACCGGGTTTCTTCACTCAATTTGTTCAATGTCGGGTTATCCAGTGCCATCGCGTAATTGAGCAGACCTTCAATCGCAAACTGAGGATCCTGAACACCAACTTTTGCCAGAAATAAGGCAAACCCAAGCGGTGCTTTCGACTGCACCATCCCCTGCGCAGCCATCACATCCGTAATCGTTAAACCACTCGAGCCTGTCGCCGGTGCCTCATCGCTCAATTTGGGAGATTTTGGGGAGTAATATTTTGGTAAGGCTTCAAGGTTCATGCTCGTTCTCCACTTACGCCAGTACGCCTATTGCCAGCGCACGATCGATAAAACGAAATATCAGCTCCAACTGGGAGCCATACTTCTCTTCAAATGCCACGGTATCCGCATGCAGCTCGTCGTGATGCTTTCTGCACAAAGGCAACACAAAGAGGTCATGCGCTTTTGTACCCATTCCCCCCTGACCGTGGCCTATCAGGTGGTGGGGATCATCAGCGGGCTTTCCACAACATGCACACGGCTGTGTCTTAACCCAGCGCGTGTACTTTTCATTAACCCAGCGGCGACGTTTTGGGCGTAACATAAAAGACTCCGGCGACTCCGGATCCACTTTCAGCGCCAGCACCTTTTTCGCCTTATCCTGGATGATGCTGGTGGCAGGAACCGAAGGCACAAGGTCACTTTCCCGGGTGACAGACGGCACAACAGGCTTCGGTAATCTCAGTGCCTTACGGGCTGCACTTTCCGGTAAGGCATCCGCCAGGTCATTACGAA